TTTGATGTGAAGCGCAGCCCGCTGAGAGTCTATACGGTTAGGGAGGCTCTCCACAACTCAGAAGACCGGTTGAATCCACATACATCAGCTGGATTTCCTTACAAGGCCACCCATCCAGGCCCAGGAAAGACCGGCCTCTTTCGGTTTGATGAGAAAGGGGAGATCAGCTTCCTAGACCCGCAGTTTGAGGCGGACTGCATTGAAAGGGCCAACCTATACCGAGTTGGCATTGCAAAGACAACTACATCCTATGTCTTTGCCAAAGATGAACTCCGTACAATGGAGAAAATGTACAAACCCAGACAGATTGACACTTATCCAGCAGATGAGAACACTGTATGGAGGATGTTCAACCAGGATTTTGCGTCCAGATTCTATGAAGCTGGAAATGGCGACAACCCTTGGTGCCCAGGCCTAGACGTACATTCACAATGGCCAATATTAGCATCAAGGCTTGCAGTCTTTTCCAACAATGCTATGGATATTGACGCATCAGCCTGGGATGGACATATGCATGCCAGGTTATTCAAAGTGACAGCAGAAATCAAGAATTTAGTTTATCAGGATGAATACCAGCTTGCAAGATTAACACAGGCAGCCAATGCCTGCTCCCATACCGTCCAATTTGGACCATATCTTTACAGAAAGCATGGCGGCATGGGATCAGGTTGGGCTGGAACAACAGTTGATAACACTTTGGCTCACATGGCGCTCTTCTATACATTATACAGAATTATTATGGAAAGAGCATGGTATGGAGAGCACCATGAAGACCTTAAAGAAATTTTTGGCACACTGGACAGACTTTTGTCATGGAAAACATTCCTTTCATTAGTAGTTCCAAGATTTTATTCAGATGACTTTGTCTGCACAGTGTCCCCATTAATTGCACATATTTTAAGACCAGACGTAGTAGCCGACGCGTATAAAGAATTCGGCTGGAAAGTAACATCAGCAACCAAACAAGCCACAAAAACAACATTTCGGCATCTTAGCGAAGTGCAGTTTCTAAAACGCAGCTTTCGCTTTGATCAGGACCTGGCAATGTGGCTTCCACCGCTCGAATTTGACACAATAGCAGATATGGTCAGGTATGTAAGAGCGAGTCACGCTAGTAATGTGCGTGCCCAATTCCTAGCTAATGTGGGTGATGCCTTTGATGAGGCAGCCTACCATGGAAAGGACAAGTACAACATGTTCTGCAGCTGGGTAATATCAGCAGCCCAAGCTAGAGACATGTTTGTGCCTAGGACTTCATGGGAGGATAAGATCCGCAATTACATGGATAAGGCATACAATACTGGCGTTAGAGGCGGCCCCCCTGGGATGAAAGGGTGCAGGGGGAGTGACAGGAAGATTGTTGCGGTGGTAAATCCCCGTACCGATCCTCGTGCCGGAACGAGACAGGTCCAAGGTGAGGACCGACCAGAAAGAAGACCAGTGATGGGGTCGGACTCCGATGCCCAGGAAATAACCTCACCACCAGGCCAGACTTCACTGAAAATCTATGGCAGATTTTTGAAGTATCTGTTCCCTGGTTTCTAGTCATAGTTGTACATATATGTATTTAACCCAAAATATATAATCACTAGGTTAGAAACAAAATACAAAAACATATATATCATAATATCACAGAAGCTTTGTAAATACGCAAAACTGTTAGGCAGTCAGTGAAACCGCTGGCCACAATTGTAAATACCAATAGAACTCTGTGACAACGACAGAGATATGTGTTTCCCAAACCTATATTTAACCAAAGGTAGTTAGATACGTGTACTGTCTAGGACTATCATGTGTATTTGAGTTTGAAAATACAAAAAGATAATAAAATTTCATTAATTCATTTTCTTCTTTAGTTTTAAGGAAATTCAAAAAATTTTCCCCTAACTTCTCCCCTTCAGGATTTATGTGAGGGAAGCAGGGGTTTTTGTTTTTGTTTTGTCTTATATTTACTCAAATCATCTTTTTATTCGGCTTCTTAGAGGGACTATTGGCGTTTAGCCGATGGAAGTT